ATCGCAGAGCTTGTGGAGCTGGCCCTGCACCGCGGCAGTGATCCGCATGTCACCCCGACCGAGGCGCAGAACGTGCTCGGACGCCATGGCGTCAAGGCTGAGGACGGCTGCGTGATCGTCAGCAACACGGCTAACGCCATCGCTCACATGCTCTCCGATACGGCATGGGGCAACTGCTGGCCGATCGTGCTGGCGCGCTTGCCAGGTGCGGTGAAGACCGGTGCTGTTTGGTTCAAAGGTGGCGGCGGAACCAGCCGTGCGGTGCAAATGAGCATCGAGCTGTTAGGTCTGTTAGGCGCCTGTTAGGCCCAAAACCCAGTCCACCACTCATTCCTAACGAACCTAACGGTCCTAACGGATTTTCGGAAGACCCCCTTATAGAGAGAGGTAGTACCCCCTACCCAGTGGGTAAGGTCTTCTCTCATATGTATCTATACCTTTTTCTGTTAGGTCTGTTAGGTAAGGAAGAGAACCCAGTGGTGGCAAGGAGTTTGCGCCTAACAGAGCCCGTTAGAAATGCGTTAGGTCTGTTAGGTTTGTTGCAGGATGGATCACGGCGGAGTAGGGTTGCACTGGCCACAAGGCTGACCCATGGATCCGATCGACATTCCCGCCAAGCAATCGCCGGTGATCAACCGGCTCCACGACACGCTGGTACTGGCACGCGCCTATGCCGATGCCATACGCGACAACGCGCAGGATGATGACCGCCCCATCCCACTGGAGCTGGTGGCATCATTCCAAGCCGACTGTGATGGCATCCTTTGTTCCCTTTCTGAAGCTGCTGCTCAATGAAGATCACCTGCACCCAATCCGACCTCAGCCGTGCGCTGCGAGCTGTGGCGCGCGCTGTCGGCAATGGCAAGACCCATCCGATCCTCTCTGGCGTACTGCTCCGCGCTGATGGCGGGAGCCTGCAGCTCACCGCCTATGACCTGAGCATCGGCATACAGACCAGCATCGACGCCATGGTTGACACCGCGGGAGCGACCGTCGTACCGCATCGCCTGCTGGCGGACATCACAGGCCGGCTGGATGGCACCAGCGTGGTCTCGTTGACCCTTGACGGTGATCGCGTCGCACTGGCCACCGCAGGCGGCTCCTACAGCCTCTCAGCGGCGCCTGCGGATGATTTCCCCGGCCTGCCCGCAGTGGCGGCTGCTGATGGTGCTGCAATCGACTTGGCGGCGCCATTGGCTGCGGTGCTGGTGGCAGCCAGCACTGATGAATCGAAGCAGGTGCTCACCGGCATCCACCTGATCTCCGACGGCAAGGAGCTGCGCATGGAAGCCACCGATGGCCACCGGCTCGCATCGCGCACGCTGGCCTGCAATGCGCCGGACATGGATGTAGTGATCCCTGCTCGGGCTATGGCTCAAGTGCGGGGCCCTGCATCCTTTGCGGTGGACGGCGGCCACGTCGCAATCCAGCTCGATACGGCCACGCGCATGATCACGCGCACGTTGGATGGCACCTACCCATCAGTGCAGCAGCTGATCCCTGCCACCTTCAAGACCTTGGCCACCTGCAACCGTGAAGCGCTGCTCGCGGCACTGGAGCGGATCGCGTGCGTCTCGCCTAATGACATCGTGCGACTGACCGTCAAGGCTGGCGCCATTGAAGTGACCGCCGAATCCGAAACCAGCAGCGGCGCTGAATCCGTCGCATGTGATGGCAAGCTGCCGCAGCTGGCCGTCAACGTCCATTACCTTATGGATGGACTGAAGGGATACACTGACACTATGATTACCATCCAGGCCAACACATCTACCTCGCCTGTCGTCATCGGCCAGACTTATCTGGTGATGCCAGTCCAAATCCGGGAGTAATACAATGGCGCGCAAAAGCACCAAAGACGAGATCCAAAACCGGGTTAATGAGGTTTATGGTTTGCTTTTGCGCGCATGGAATCATAATCAAATTGTTCAGTACGGTTCCGAAAAGTGGGGAGTAAGCGAACGTCAAGTGCGTGATTATTTGGCTGAAGCGCGTAAGTTAATAGCGCTTGACGCCGAGCTGGAGCGGCCTCAATGGCTAGAGGCCGCCTTGGCGCGGCTGCAGGATTACGAACGCATTGCACGCGAGAACAACCAAGTCGGTCTAGCCATGACTGCCGTAGAGAAGCAAGCTCGGCTATTGCGGTTTGAGATGTCGTGAGCATTGTCAGCGGCATTTGCGAACCAGTACCGCTGCTGTCATTCATGCAGCAGCAGACGCCCGAGGACACCGCTGACCTGATCACCCGCATCCGAGCTGACCTCCACCCTGGGCAGCTTGCGTTCGTAGATGACACCGCAACGCAGATCCTTGGCATCAGTGCGGGCTATGGCGCCGGCAAGACTAGGGCGCTATGCGCTAAGGCCGTGATGCTGGCCGCGGTCAATCAGGGCTTCATCGGCTGCGTGATGGAGCCGACTGGCCCCCTGATCCGGGACATCTGGCAGACGGACTTTGAGGCGTTTCTGGAGGCATACGACATCCCGTACACCTTCCGCGCATCACCACTGCCGGAGTACATGCTGCACCTGCCAGGCGGGGACACCAAGATCCTGTGCCGATCCTTTGAGAACTGGAGCCGCATCATCGGTCTCAACCTTGCCTGGGTGCTGGCTGATGAAATCGACACCGTAACGCCAAGCATTGCGAACAAGGCATTCCCTAAGATCCTCGGCCGTTTGCGCTCGGGCAATGTGCGGCAGTTTGGCGCGGCATCGACGCCAGAGGGCTTCCGGTGGATGTGGAACACATTTGGCAGCGATGATGCCAAACAGCGGCCAGACCGGCAGCTAATCAAAATGCGCACGGCAGACAATCCGCATCTGCCGCCGGACTTCATCGAACGGCTGCAGGCGAACTACGACCCGAGCCTGCTACGGGCATACCTCGACGGCGAGTTCGTCAACCTGACAACTGGGCAGGTGTATGACAGGTTCAATCGGGCAAAGCATGTTGCCGCCACAGTGCCGGACGTCGCCCGCGAGCCAATCCGCGTTGGCATTGACTTCAACGTGGGCAACATGTCTGCCGTGATCGCCGTGCGGCTTGGCAATGGCCTGCTGGTGATTGACGAGATCGCCGGTGCGCATGACACCGACGCATTGGCGCAAGAGATCCGCAGGCGGCACCCGCAGCAGCAGATCTACGTCTACCCAGACGCCAGCGGCGGCAGCCGCAGCACCAACGCCAGCCAGACCGACATCCAGATCCTGGAGTCCTACGGCATGTCGAATCAGTCACCACGCAGCAACCCGCCAGTGCGCGATCGGGTATCAGCTGTGCAGGCGCTGCTGGAGAACGGCAAAGGGCAGGTGCGGCTGCAGGTGGCGCAGGGTTGCCGCCGCGTGATCGAATGCCTAGAGCTGCAGTGCTACAGCGACAAGGGCGAACCCGACAAGGACGCAGGATTCGATCACATGAACGACGCGCTCGGCTACCTGGTGTGGCGTGAGTTCAACCCGTTGCATGCAGGCGCTGGGCGTGGTACGGGTGTGCGCATCTACTAATATGGCTGCCATGACCTATATCTTCAGCTCCGGCGGCGGCGTCCAGTCCACCGCTTGCTTAGTGCTCGCGGCGCAGGGCCGCATCCCCTATCGCATCTTTGTGTTTGCCAATGTTGGCGATCAGGCCGAATCGCCTGACACTATTGAATACATTCGAAAAGTGCTTAAGCCATACGCTGCAAGACACGGCATCGAATGGGTTGACTTGCAACGCAAGCGGCGAGACGGCACGCCAGTAGACCTTTACGAGCATCTGCATCGCCCCATCCGATCCATAGACATTCCGGTACGGATGGCCAATGGAGCGCCAGGTAACCGCAACTGCACAGTGGAGTTCAAGATCAAACCCATTGCGCGATGGATCAAACGCAACGCACCGGACTGCATCCTTGGCAAAGGCATCAGCACTGACGAGCCACACCGTGCCACGCCAAGCCGCGAATCTGATGGTTACACCAGCGCTTACCCGTTGATGGAGTTGGGTCTGAGCCGTCAAGATTGTTTGCGCTTGGTGGCGGAAGCTGGCTTGCCGCAGCCGCCTAAGTCATCGTGCTGGTTTTGCCCATACAAAACCACCGACCAATGGATTACCATGCGCCGCGAAAAGCCAGAGCTATTTCTCGCGGTCACCTTAATGGAACAGCACCTTAACCAAAAACGCACGGCTATTGGTAAGGATGCTGTTTACATTAGCGGCGTTGGCGCCCGCAAAGGATTGCCGATTGATGAAGCCATACCAGACCAGCTTGGACTGTTCCCAGAATGGATTGACGAGCAAGATGGCTGCGAGAGCGGCTATTGTATGACCTAAACTGTTGGCACTGCGGGCGATCTAATGTATAGCGGTTACAACTTCTATGACCGGCCGCTAGCGCAGCGCACCGTAGCAAAGGTCAACGACCCCAATACGAATTGGTATGCGCAGGAGCCGCATTGGCTGCTGATTGAGGATCTGCTGCAGGGCACGTATGGCATGCGCAAGAAGCATCGCCGCTACTTGCCGCAGGAGCCCCGCGAACTAGACGAGTCCTACGACAACCGCCTATCCCGTAGCGTCTGCCCGCCGTACTACATCCGCCTAGAGCGCATGCTGGCGGGCATGCTCACCCGCAAACCGGTCCGGTTGGATGACACCGCCGACATCATCCGTGAGCAGCTATTTGACGTAGACCTGCAAGGCAATGACCTCAACGTGTGGACGTATGAAGCGGCCCGCAAGATGGTGCGATATGGCCACATTGGTACGTTGGTGGATGCACCGTCTGATGGCGGTAGACCCTACTGGGTGACATACACACCCCGGCAGATCCTTGGCTGGCGCACAGAGACGCAAGAAGGCAAGCAGGTGCTGACCCAGCTGCGGCTGGCCGAGGTGGTCACGGTGCCAGATGGCGAGTTTGGCGAGAAGGCCGTCGAGCAGGTTCGTGTGCTGACGCCTGGCGAGTACCGCATCCATCGCAAAGCCGACAGCGGTGAGTTCACAGTCGTCGATGAAGGCCGCACGAGCCTTAGCCAGATCCCGTTCACCATTGCCTATGCGCAGCGTCATGGGTTCATGGAATCACGTCCGCCGCTGGAAGACATTGCAGAGCTGAACCTCAAGACCTATCAGGTGCAGTCGGACCTTGATAACCAGCTGCACATCTCGGCGGTACCGATGCTGGCGTTTTACGGCTTCCCGTCAGCAGCCGAAGAGGTATCAGCTGGACCCGGAGAGGCGATCGCATTTCCAGCTGAAGGCCGCGCTGAGTACATCGAGCCAGCCGGTCGCAGCTTTGACGCGCAATTCCGCAGGCTTGAGCAGCTTGCGCTGCAGATCAATGAGCTAGGACTGTCCGCAGTGCTAGGTCAGAAACTGAGCGCCGAGACAGCTGAGGCAAAGCGCATTGATCGCAGCCAAGGCGACAGCACCATGATGGTGATTGCGCAGAATATGCAGGACATGATCGACAACTGCCTGCAGTTTCACGCGCAGTATCTCGGCAATGCAACTGCTGCCGGTAGCAGCTATGTCAACCGCGACTTCCTCGGCGCACGCCTTGAGCCGCAGGACATCACTGCGCTGCTATCGCTCTACACCGCTGGCACCATCAGCCAGGAAACCCTGCTGCGCGAGCTGGCCGAAGGCGATGTGCTAGGCGATAACTTTGACGTAGACGAAGAGCTGGATGCCACATCCAATGCGGGGCTTGATCTACCGTCTGATGAACAGTGAGCACACCAGAAGCGCTATATCGCAACGCCATCGACCTGAACAGGTACAGCAATAGCGTTGCGCGGCGCATCATCAACGCCTACAACGACATCATCATTGATGCAGTTAATCAACTGCGAACCATTGACGAGCTTGCTGCACCTGTAAAGGCAGCCAGGCTGCGGGCAATCCTTGCGCAGTTAAAGGACAGCCTCGGCACATGGGCAGGGGATGCAACTGAGATTACGGCGGCTGAGCTGCAGGGCATCGCGCAGCTGCAATCCGAGTTCGTGACCGATCAGCTTCGCAAAGCGCTACCGGCTGGCGCACGGGATGCGGTCAACACCGTGGAGATCAGCCCGCAGTTTGCGCAGTCGGTTGTTACCACCGACCCGACACAGATCAACGTAGTGGCGCTGAGTGATGACCTATTCGCTGCAGTGCAAGGCGCCCCGGCCACGTTCAATCTGACCGCTGCGCAGGGCGCCACCATCACTCTGCCTAATGGCGAGGTAGTCACTAAGGCTTTCAGAGGTATCGCTGTTGATCAGGCCGAGCGGTTCAGCCAGGTGGTGCGGCAGGGACTGCTCACTGGTGAGCCGACGCCATCCATTGCCAAGCGGTTGATCGGCAGCCTGCAATTTGGCGAAGAAGCCAAGACCGTTAAGCAGCTCATCGCTGCAGGCGGGCAGGCAACAGCAGTGGCAGACAATCAAGTCATCACCCTGATACGCACCAGCATTAACCAAGTAGCCAACACCGCCAGCCAGCAGGTCTACGAGGCCAATCAAGACATCACGCCGCGCTACAGGTACGTTGCCACGCTCGACACTCGCACCAGCGCGATCTGCCGAGCGCTTGACGGCAAGGAGTTTGAGTACGGCAAAGGCCCGATGCCGCCGCAGCACTTCAACTGCCGCAGCACCACTGTGCCAATCATTGATCCAGACATCCTGCCGCCGTCAACGACAGCTACTCGCGCCAGCAAGGACGGTCAGGTGCCAATCGACACCACATACGGCAAATGGCTTAAAGACAAGATGCCAGGCGAAACCAATGCAGACGTGCTGGCGCGGCAGCAGCAGGCATTAGGCAGCAAGGCACCCTACTTCCGTAGATTGGCGGATAAGTACGGCCCCGATGCCGCCATCGCCAAGCTGGTACGCGATGATGGGTCAGAGTTAACCTTAGAGCAACTCCGCAAACGATATGGACCTGCCTAATCTGCGGCACTTTCGCAATGAGGGACTGTTTACGGTCAGCTCAGATCCTGTTGAAGCATTGGCCGGTGAGGCATGGGTGCCAGCGATTTACACCGACAAAGGATGGGCAACAGCAGATGGCGCTAGCCTGCTGGTAGGTATCGAGGAATGGCGGCATGCCAATGAAGAAGGGCAAATCACAACGTGCGATCTCGGCCAACATCAAGGCCGAAATGAAGGCGGGCAAACCGCAAAAGCAAGCAATCGCAATCGCGCTATCAAAAGCCGGCAAGTCCCGCAAGCCAAAAGGTAAAAAGTGATGCCTAAGTACACCGGACCAGCCAAGCCTCAAAAGCCCATGCCCAAGAAGGGGGGCAAGAAGAAATGAAACGCGGCGACCGGGTTAGCTGGAGCTATCAAGGCACGCGCACGTTTGGCGTAATCACCAGCATTGGTGGCGAACGTGCGACCATCTCAACGCAAGGTGGCGGTAGCGTTACCCGTGTCGGCAGCATGGATGATCCGATCGTACGAATCAAATCCGAGTCAACCGGCAACGCGGTCATTAAAAAGCGGTCAGAGTTGAAACCTGCACCACGACGATGATCACCTATCGCGGCGAGCAGTTTGAGGGTTACAACAAACCCAAGCGGACGCCAGGCCATCCGACCAAATCACATGCGGTACTAGCCAAGGAAGGCGAGACTGTCAAACTGATCCGGTTCGGTCAGCAAGGCGTTAGCGGCAGCTCGCCGCGCAAAAACGAGTCAGCAGCGGACAAGGCCAGAAGGGCATCATTCAAAGCAAGGCACGCTAGCAACATTGCTCGCGGCAAGATGTCTCCGGCATATTGGGCGGACAAGGTGAAGTGGTAACCGCTTCTTGACAATGAATCCAGTCCTTTAGCTCGGCAACGTACCACCGCAGATCCTGAGCTTTAGCCGCATGCCAGCCATTGCCGCTACTGCGGTACAGATGCTCATGGCGATCTACTGCATCAATGCACTGCTTAATCAGCAGATTCCATGGCTCACGGATTGGGGTGTCCCATTCACGCTTTGACACGATCACCACGCGCCATTACGATGCCAGCGTAATTAAGCCTGCGGCTTATCCATGTCTGATGAAACACAAACCCAAGAGCCTGCGGCTGTTGGGGGCGACAACAACGATGCACTGCAACGCAGTGTAGAGGCGCTTGAGCGCAAGAATAAAGAGCTGATCGCTGAGCTACGCGCTGCCAAGAAAGCGCCAGCGTTGCCAGATGGTGTTGATGTCAATGAGCTATTGGAGTTCAAGCGCAACCACGAGCAACAGCAGCTTGAATCACAAGGCAAATATCAAGAAGCGCGACAGGCTCTGGAGCAACAGTTCCGTGAGGCGACGACGGAGAAGGACCAGCGCATCGCAAACCTTGAAGCGCGAGTCCGCGAACTGGAGCTGGTCACACCAGCAGTAACGGCGCTGGCTGACATCGTGCATGACCCCGACATGGTGCTAAAGACCAAGCTGAGCGCCGACCAGATCGAGCGCGATGCTGATGGCACTGTGGTAGTGGTTGACGGCTACCAGCGCACGCCTGTCAGTGAATGGGCGAAGACGCTGCCAGCATGGATGCAAAAGCAACCCAAGCCACAAGGC